TTTCTCCCCCTCGGTATAAGACGGGGTACCCGTGGCATCGGTCCCCCTCCGGCGTTGGTGGAATCAGGGCTTCCGCTTCCCGGATCCGAGCCATCATTTCTTCTAGCTTCATTTCACACCCCCTTAAACCGGAGCCGGTTGCCGTTGCCACGCAACAACGTTGTAGTTAGTCGAGCACTCAGGTAGGGACAAGCCATCTTAGGCCCCCCTCCCGTATTGCTCAAACTAGGTCAGCCTGTCGGACTGTTCCGTCAATAGTCACTAGGTAGCGACCCCCGGCCTTTCTTTGGCATCTTGGTACTCCAGCTCATGGCAGCACCTCTTCAGCGGGTACCGATAGGGTAGAGAGAGCACTTATATGGTAGTTCCACGCATCACGCAGAAGCAGGCGGTATTCGTCGTAAGACAAATTGCGATCACGCATTGCTACGTTAATGGAAAGCGCCTCAGCGCCTCCTTTTTCGTACTTGTAGTTGCATCGACATCTAGCATAATTACCATTGTCAAAGACCCAAGTTCTTGGATGCTCTTTGCACTGAGGACATTGGAGCCACCCAGCAGTATCCTTGAGCGGCTCGAAATCACAAATAGTCGCTTCTTCCCATGAATAAATAGTCATGATTGCACCTCAGAAATCACAAATAGTGCCCCGAACTAATTAATTTTAGCCTTAGCGGGGGTGGTAGGAAAGGGCGGTTTCCCGCCTTCAGGGGGCAGCGGCAGGGCGTTGGCGGGGAGCCAGTGGGTGTAAAACCGATGGCGATAGGTGTGCTCACCGGCAGAGCGCTGTTCCCATAACCAGGCTCCGTAAGTATCAGAGACGAACCAGCACCAGTGGGGGGCCTCCGGCTCGTCGGGCCACGGCGCGAGATCCCCCGCCCCCGGCAGTCGCTCACTTACCGCCACCGGCTGGGGGTGCTGGCGCTGGAGTAGGTCGGCGGCGCGGAGGATTGCAGCAGCTTCGTGGTGCCCGCCCTCAGATTCGACCGTTACAGCGGCAACTTTCAGCTCCNGCGCATCNANCTCCNCNNCCGTCNGCATCGGGCGGCGCGGGCTGGGGTGTGGGGCGGCCATAGCAGGTGATGGCATAAGCCGCAGCTCGAAACACCTTTGGCGCGTGCCATTCGGGCTTGTGGATGATGGTGTCAGGGCCTGGGTAGTTCTTGCAGAACCACGCAGTGAATGACGCCAGCGCCTCATCCGCCATCCCCTCCGGCTCGGGCTGGGCCAGCAGTGCGCGGGCGCGGGCGCGGTCGGCGGCGATGACGGCGCGGGCATAGTCCAGCGCGCCAGTGTTCAAGCTGACTCGGAAAATGCCGGGCGGAACGTCAGGCCCGGCGCCATGCGCAGCAACCCGCGACACCGTGGCTAGATCATCTCGGAACTGTTGAGGCATCAGCTCCAGCAGCTCCCCGTCCGTCAACCCCTCCGCCCCTGGCTGATCCAGCAGGGCGCGGGCGCTGGCAATAGCAGCGGCGAGGTTCGCAGTCCACCGGCTAATTGACATGCCTTCATCAGCATCGTGGGCGTCAATGATCCGCTCAAGCTCGGCGCGGTAGTCGGGGTTAGTCATTTGGCAGGGCTTCCAAGGCGCGGCGGATGGTGGCGACTTCAAGTGGGCAGAGATGTCGCACTTCTTCCCCCTTAATCTCCGGCAGCAGCTTCAACGCTTGCTCCTTCAGACTTATAGGTTTGGGGCGGAGCGTTTCGCGGAGATATGGAACCAAATGCTCTTGATCAGTGCAGTTTAGCTGAGTAGATACCCACTCGATGCAAGCTTCTAGCTTTTGATTAGCGCCAGTGGCATAGGCTTGGTTGATCAGCCAAAGCTCTCGGGTTGCGCCAGCGTCTCGAATACCCTGCGGGGCCGAGTTGCGTAGCGATAACACCAGCGCTGGTGGTGGGGTGAGTTCGCTGGAGAGTCCTGATACCTGAGAAGAGTGTGTCATAGCTAAAGAAAAAAGAAGCCCCGGCTAAATGCAGGGGCTATTGAATTAACACCAACAAGGATCAAAGATCCAGTTCGCTCTCCTCTTCGTCTACGTCGTCAAGCTCAATTTCGGCTTGATCTTCGGAGGCGTACTCGCCCGGTTCAGCAGCAAAAATAGTGATCTTACCTTTTTCAGCCTCAACCCGGACACGAGAATCCAGATCCTCGCCAAATGGGAATCCAGCAAGCGCCGTATAGCGACCGCCAACAACAATGTTGCCATTCTTGCCGATCTTGATGATTGGCTGACGGTTGCTACGGCGATTGCTGCGAACCGGGGGAGCAAGGTTGGTTCCCTGAGCAGCCAGAAGCGCTTGCATAAACGCAAACGTATCCGTGCTGGTTACGCGAACGTCAACTTCGCCAGTTGCAGTAGTGGTAACCTCGGTGTAGTAGCCGCAAGCATGGGCGACTTGATCCGAAGGACACCCCTCCATCTGAGAAGTAATGCTCAGCAGCTCGCTAGGGGCGACGGGGGTACCTTTCTTGCTACTGGTAGCAGGCACTTTCTTTTCGGTGGCTTCGGTCATTGGATTAGTAACAACAATGGGTTCAACCGCTTCGGCGGTGTTCTTTCGGCGGGGCAACGTGAAAAATCGTTGACGACCAAGGAATCATACCTTAAAGACGACGAACACGCAAGCGCCAGCAAAAAAACAGCCGAGGTCGCTCAATCGACTATCACCCAGCAGGAGTGTGAATTTGCCCATAGTGAGCCAGAAGGGCGGCCTCTGCTCGTCCATCATCGCGCTGACGCTTAAAGAGACCAGCCTTTTGAGGCCACATCCTGGCCGCCATGGCCCGTGAAGCGTCCTTACCAGCTCCCTGGAGCTTCAGGCCGCGCTTCCATGTAACCGGGGAGATCAGGTAGACCGGCACCTTTAGACCGGCGCAGACACCACGTATTAGGCCAGCAGCCTCTCCGAAGGCGAACATGCTTGTAACGCCTTGACCTGGCATTGCGTGAACGTCTTCAATGTAGACTCTGGAGAGATAGCCGATATGCTCCTCGATTTCCGCTACCAACATCTCGGGTGAGATGCGACGCTTTTTCCTTTTACCAGACTGGGTTTCGACAACTGGCATGTCAAAAGCATCCAACAGGTCTGTACCGTCAAAAATCGCGACCGCCCCGGAAACTCCAGGGTCAATACCCATGATCCTCGTCTGCATCCGAACCGGCGCGATAGATTAGCTCCGATGCTAGCTTGCGAGACTTCCCTTTGCCAAGTCTTTGGAAAAGACTATCAGCGAGCTGGGAAACCTGAAAATCAGTTGGATTTTGATAAGTCTTGATTGGCTTAAGGATTTGCTGCTTTTCTTCGAATCCTTCTCCGTAATAGCAAGCCTGGACTGTTTTATACTTCCTATCCCAACCTATGTCATTCAGTAAAGAAGGATCTGTATTGTAAATAAACCTTGCCCATTTATAGGACAGTTTTTTTAAGTTTTCAGACATTTTTTTATCATACCAAATCATTCTCCTAATACGACGATATTCAAAATATTCCTGTGGAAACTGAAATTCAGGATCTTGCGTTCTCAACCATTCAATAAATTGATGAGCGTATTTATTTCTTGATCTTTCCTTGAGTGAAGATTTTACGACGTTCGCAATAAAACTTTCCAGATCCTTGATGCCAAGACCATAGTAAACGCTCTGAAGAAAGTCTTTGATACCCTTCAGCTTCACTTCTTTGTTTTTTAACGTCAAGTATTCAAGATAAACTCCAGCTTCCGCGATCTGCAACATTGCCATGAAAAAAGGCTCCGAATCTTGGCCAGCCATAACGGTGCCAAGATGAAGCCTTGCTTGTTCAATCAACATTGCCCCGTAGTGGGGGTCGTTTTTATTTGACATTGCTAGGGGGCTTACAGGCAATCACTCTTGACGATGCCACAGCGGGCATGGAAACCCAGGAACCACATCGCCTCAATTAAGACTCCGACTTCTTCACGCATCTGGCCAACTTGCTACTACACAAATCGGAAATTACCGCACGGCCCGAGCAGTAATCCTGTCAGCGTTTGGGGAGAGAGTGACATCGGCTGCTATGTAAGCCTATGCCATGCCCCTAGCCATCAGAAGGGTAGATCCTCCTCTTCCACTGGAGCCGAAGGCCTGGACCTAGCTGCTGGCCTGCTAGTTCCACCGCCAGATCCGCCACCACCGGGGGCACCACCGCTATCTTTCTTGGAATCAAGAAGCGTAAAATTCTGGCAGTTTAAGGCTAGCTTGCTGTTTTGCTTGCCATCCTTCTCCCATGTTTCCATTCCCAGCTCGCCACTAACAATTAGCCGCGAGCCTTTTTTGACGTAATCGCCAATAACACCAGCGCCCTTGCCCCAGACTACCACTGCCAGCCAAAGGGTGTCTTGACCTTTGCCCTGACCTTTGTTGCGACCTTCAACGGCAATACTAAAGTTGGCGACCGCCATTCCGCTGTCAAGGTAGCGGATTTCAGGATCTCTTCCAACGTTTCCGCTGAAAGTGCAATTATTAAAAGATGCCATTGATTTTGGCGGCTAAAAGAAAAGCTTCTGACAGATGGATCAGAAGATGTCTCCATCATCGTCCTCAAAGTCAGAAATGTCAAGTCTTTCCTCCGAAACAGCAGACTGAAGGCTTGGGCGAAAACGAGCTTCCCCCGTGACTTTGGGGGGTAGCGTGTAGCAGGCATCCTTTAAGTAGATCTGACAGTATTTGCCGCCACCATCGCTTTTCTGTTTTTCTTTGATTGAGGTAACGCACCCAAACATGGTGATGTAGTCTCCGTTGTTAATGTAGTCTTCAACTGGCCCGATCTTTCTGCCAAAAAACTTTGAAGAAACATAGTGAACCTCCTTGCCGGCGGTTGCAACTCTAAGAGTTATTTCTACATACCTACCATAGCTTCCATCTTCAACAACTGGCTGCTTTGTAACATAGCCATCAAAACTCGCTGAGATCATTGGTCAACCCACTACAGCTTGATTCTATCATTGGCCTGGGAAAGGTAGAGTTTTCGAGTTCCTTGTAAACACCAAATCTTTCGATAAACTCGTCAGCGGATTCTCTAATTTTTTCTATTGGCGCTAAATGCAAAAATGGTTCGCACCAGTCGTAGCAAATACAAATTGCAGCCTGCTCGATAGGCGGATAATCACCACCAGGGGCAAGCTCAATGTTATGAGCAAGAGCATAGGAAGCCGTTTGCACCTCGGCCTCTGAGTAGCGGCTGATGGGACGCGGCTTTTTTTGAACACCTTCCTCAAGATGCGACCTTGCGCTTTTCCAGTCCCAAACCGTGTACTTACCCTCAAACCAGCATCTCATATCAGGGGTGCCTGCAAATCCATGGCGGCAGTAAAGGGGCTGCTCAATCATTAAACTGCTTTGAGCAAGGCCGGGCCACAGAGAATCTGGCCCATTCTGCGCCTTTACCTCTTCAAGTAATGGCATCAAATAATTTGCATACCCAGGTATGTTGTAAGACATTAGCTCCTCTACTGAAGGCGCTTCTTCGGAGTAAATGTACTGATCACCAAGTAAAAACATTTCGACCTCGGCATGGACCAGTGTTCCACGCCTTTGCCCCCTTGCAAGAATCTCGGGTGCATCTGGCTCATTGTTCTGCCACCATGTCAAACCTTTGTGCTTATCTGGATGAAAAAGTGGCATCGTTTCGCCAAGGATTGTTGAAACCCTTGCGTACTCGATGCCATCTTTTTCGTAAAAACGGTGCTCGCCTGGCATTGATTTAACTCAGAAGCAAATCTCTTCAACTTCAACTTTTGACCAGTCAACACGAATTGCTTCGTGAAGGTTGTCGCTAACAATTAAATCAATGATCTCGCCCGGCTCTATGTTTTTGAAAAGGAGCCACAGTTGCTCCCTCAGTTCCTCGACTTGGGCCTCCCGATCTCCATGCGCTTCGGGCTCGCTGCTGACAGGCTCTCGACTGGCCTTTACCTCGATCCTCGCCGCTGGCGCAGGAGACTGGACCGCTTCGCCTGGAGCGGCCTGCTGGACCTTGGTTAGCTGCCTCTCCGGCTCCAGGGTATCAACGACCACTAGCCTATCTCTCTCGGCCCTCAGCGCTTCAAGCTCCGCATCTCGTTCGGCATTCTGAATCCTGAGCGCTTCGAGCTTCATGTCCTGCTTGGCCTTCTCGGCCCTTAGCGCCGCCAGCTCAGCCTGCTCAGCTTCTTGGATCAGCAGGGAGTCCCACACCTCCTTGAGGCGTGCTCCAGCTTCCGCTTGGCGATTCAAACCAGCAGACCGAAACTCCTCCAGCAGGGTTAAATCAATCGCGGTCAGCTCGACCAACCGAGCATGTGCTTCAGCTGAACTGGTAACACCTTCGGCAAGCTTAGAAATACGATCCAATGTGGCGCTGTGAGCTTCAATTCTTACGCGCTCTTGAGCCTCGATTGCCAAAATTTCGCGCTCGTGCGGGTCGATCAATCCTTGAACAGCCTTCTCCAAGGTCTTGGCAGTTTCGTCAACGGCCTTACCGCGCTCAAGATAGGGCGCCTTGGCTTCTTTGCGAGCCTTCTCGATTCGTCCTTTTAGTTTGCGCAATTTCGCCATCCAAGAGCGAGCTAGCGCATTGCCAGTCGCGTCGCCGTAGTTAAACTGCTTGGCGTCAGATTCCTCCGTAGCAATAGCTATATCAGCTGCCAAGGCTTCCCACCGGGAAAGCGCCGAAGTCTCGGCTTCATCAAAAACTACTGCTGACTGATTTTTAGTAGAAAGAGAGGCTGTCATGATAGGTTTCAGTAGAAAAAAGTAACTTTCAGGAAAGGATTAGGCGAGTGCCTCGTTTGCCGCTTCTTGTAGGTCTGCGGTTGACTGCGCTATTTCTTTGGCAACCATTGGAACAATTTGCTTGCCGCTGGCATTTTGACCAATGTTCAACTTTTCCGCATATTCGGGGGTCAGCTTTTCAAGAAGCTTTGGCCTCAGTGAATCTTTTACATCCTCAAACTCGGTGATACTAAGAATTGCCTTGAGTGTTTTAATGCCATCCGAGTTAATGCCAACTTGCTCCATTTTTGCAAGCAAAACATCAACAAACTTTTGAGCAGTTTTTTCAGCCTCAGAGACTTGCTCAAGATTAAGAGGCTTGTCTTCTACATTGCGCTGATCCTTGTCATATAGGGCAAGGCCAAATTGATTGCCAAAGGTCATCAGAGCCCGCTTCATTGCATCAGTGGCGGCCTCTTTAATTGCTGACTCGTGCGCTTGACCAGGATCAACGTCAATCCCGTGTCCGGCGCCAACGCCCTCCCTTTTAACTCCGTTTACGGTTACTCGGATGCTGGCAACATAAGAGACGCCCCAGCCATCTTTTTGATCTCGCCCAATCTTGCGCTCACGCTCGCAAACACATTTTAATTCGATAATTTCCTGATCCCAGCAGCCGAAACCAAAAATACGATTGGCCTCGCTAATTGCATACCAACCTTCAATGTAAGAAAGATTTCTACCGCTCTGGCTTCTTGTTTTTACAGCTTGACTGGAAAGGGGTTCTTGCAGCTCGTGAAGCTGCTTGCTGTCAAAGGCGACGGGGTTCATAGCTACGGAGCGCGGCTCCAGATCGGTTTACGAGAGTCAGTCTATCATGGCGACTGTGTTGCAGCAACCCCGTGAGCACCAAAGGAGCCACCAACTTGAACAGGATTTTGCGGATTACAGCAAAACTGCTGTTTGAGAAAGGCGAGGACGTGCCAGCAGTAGCAAATCTGCTGCAGGGCTTCGTAAACCCTGGAATGGTGCGTGACTGGTACGAGCGCTATTGCGAGGTCAACGGCCTACCGGGATCGACAAACAGCAAGAAAGCTTGTCGAAGGATGCCTATGCCGCCGATTGATTTTCAGGCTATCGAGATACAAAAACTGGAGGACATGCTTGAGCTGCCACCAAGCGACGACTTTGCCGAAAACCCTGGCCCAGAGTGGTGAGCAGCGCTAGCCTGTTGAAGCTGGTCAAGGGGTTGAAGCCCGGATTCAGCGACAAAACCACAGGAAAACCAGACCATGGAAGACGCACCAAGAATGCCGGCGGACGTTATTGCGCTCTTGAAAGACATCGCGAAAATTCGCCATACAATTCTTGAAAATGCGCCGCAATGCCTACCTCTTCTTGCCTCGGCGCTTACTGATGCTGAACAGCGAATCTGCACTATCTGGAGTCGCTGATTCTTTGATAGCCGCTTTGCCTCGATTCTTGGCTCTCGTGCCTTGCTTTTCCTTGTTGATCTGCTGCATTTTTGCTTTTAGCCGTTCGGCTTCGTAGTCAGGCAGTCGCTGCCTTATTTTTTCCAGAGTTTCCTGATAGCCAGGGGCCTCAAGCTCTGGAAACTTTTCAAAAATACTACTCCAGTCAGGCTGTATGGTCACAGGGAATATTTTTCAAATATAACAGAACTCTGGAGATCTATGCAACACTGTAGCGTGCCGCACATTCCAAACCTATTCTTGGCAACAGATATGGCCAACTCGTACTCATCCTTCTCCTTGTCATAGTAATTCGGCCTAAGGAGAAACATTACAATGTCAGCATCTTCTTCAATCCTGCCGGAGGCGCGAAGATCTGACATGTTCGGCATCTTGTCGTTTCTGTTTTCCACACCTCTGTTGACTTGACTTAACAGAAAAATATCTATACCAATATTTGTGGCAAGCTTTTTCAAGGCTCTTGTAACGTTGCCAATATTAGAGGCTTCTGTGTTTTGAGCATCACCAGAACAGCCTTCTATAAGTTGTAGGTAATCGACAAAAACAGTTGAAAGATTTTTCCTGGTTTTTGCAAGAAGCTTAATTTTTGCGGAAATAGTGTTAATTGCTTCAGAAGCGTCAAAAATGTGCAACCTTTTAACCATCTGAGAGCTGGAATAACTTTCAAGTCTTGCCCTCTGAGCGGAGGTGTAGCTTCTTAGCCTTAAGTTATGAGAACGAATCGGATCAACAAGTTTTTTTTGATAGCTAAGATTCATGTAATCAAAGCAAGAGATTGATTTGTAGTGAACTTGTTTTTTTGACATCTCCAGGCTAATGAAAGCAACATCGCAGTAGTTGTCGGCCAGCATGGTTGCAAGGTGAATCGCAAATGTACTCTTACCCATGCCCGGCCTTGCGGCTATTACCACCAAGCGGCCCGAATACGGTGAATTCCTTTTTGCGATTCCACCTTGTATCGCTTCATCAAGTACGCCGATACCAGTTGGGATTACAATATCCTTTGGCAAAGGTAAAAGGGCTTCTTCAATAGAAGACTCCCAGCCGTCATCCTTTTTGTTGGCAGTTGAAGCATTGAACCATATCTCCTGCTGGTTTTCTATCAGAGATGGGATCTCCTCTTCAAACACCCTTTGATCGGGAGCACCAGCAAGGGCTGAGATAATCTTTTCTGCGTTAGCCTTAAGATTCCCTCTTGCAAGCTTTACCCTCCAAAGAGGGATAACAGAATAGAGCGACTCAATGCTGAAAAACATTGAAGGAGACTTTGCAACTTCTTCAACGTATTGACATTCATCTTCATGCCCCATTGAAAGAAGTAGCTTTTCCGCCATTACAGCAATGCTCCCTGGTATCACTAAGGAAGACTTGACTGAATCAAGTGCAATCTTCTTTATCACATAGAACAAGGCCTTTTTGTGGGTATCAGCAAACCACTCTTGATCGACTTGAGTTGCCAAGTCACAAAGTCCATCGGGAGAGCCTTGTTCACTTTCAAGATAAAAAACACAAGAGGAGAGAAAAGAATCTTCTATCTCTCTTGTATCCCAGCTATTCATCTGGGATACAATTGCGGAAATCTCTTCGCTCATTTAATTCAACGTGTAAGTAATTGGTGACATTACAGGCTTGCCCTGGCCCGCCGTTTTAGTTGCTACGCCATTTTCTTTTGCAAGTTTCTCAATAGTATCCTTGTAACCAGCAAAACCAAGCGACTGCCAATTTCTTTCAGAAGCGTATTCGCAGTAAAGTTTAAGGATTCCAGCATCCCTTGCATATTCAAGAGCACGCATGGTCGAACTTGTAAGTTCTGGTCGGAGCTTGTGTTTCTTTTGTCTTTTCTCAAACCATTGCAACAAGTGTTCGCGATAGGGCTCCAGCCACTCAGGCAGGTCCACCCCTGCTGGGGATCGCTTTGGCTGCTGGGGGGATACAGGGGGGTTCTCTTCTAAATGGTTTTCTTCTATTGATCTTCTCTCTAATGGTCTTCTATTGCGTCCGGGTTTTCCGGCGTCCGGTTTTCCAGGACACTGGTTTCCCGGCGTCCGGTTTTCCAGGACGCTGGTTTCGGCTTCGTCAGACGGCCTCTCGATCAAATCCGGCCTGTCAGTGACGCTGTAGTGCTCGCCAACTATCTGGCCTGCTGGGTTCCTGTTTTTTACATTTACCAAGTACCCAAGATTCCTCAATTCAGAAAGGCCCGATAAAACTGCATCTCTGCCCTCGGTTCCATGTTCAATAATCCAGGCTCTCGTAAACCTAAAAGATCTCGTGTGTGAAAGGCAAACGGCAAGGATGCCCTTGGCTTTGTAGCTCAAGCGCTTGTCCCTTAAAGCATCGTTGAGAACGATTGTAAAATTGCTGCCAGCGCCATTGTTTTTGAAGTTTTCCATTAGAGTTGGGGTTCCCTAAATCAATAAAACCGCTCCCCTAGCCTTGCAGGTTAATTTGTTTTACAAGCCGCTCGGCAAACTTTTGTGCAATTTGAGCTCTCCTGGCGCTCATGCTTTCAACAAGAAGGTCTGCAATGTGCTGCGACATTGGCCGATATGAAGGCTTCGTTGCCCTAAGATCTTCAATGATTTCGTCTGTAAGTGAAATAGTAAGGCGACCCATGAAAATTAGCTCTGATTGGATGCACAGAAATCTTACCTGCCTCCTTGCGCCCTGTCAACCCCCTGCACGGCCAGCCCAGCTCTTTACCCCTGGAACTGGGCTTGCCAAGCTCCCGAAGCGCCTTCCCCGCCCTGCTGGAGGGGCCTGGTGAAGCGCCAGCAGCGGGGATGCTTCGACTTGCGGCGGAACCCAAGCAAGCTCTTCTTGTATTTTGTTGACTACCGGGCCTGCAAGGTCTAAGGTCTTAAAGTTCCACCATCCGCTAAGCGCAGTGACGCCTTTCAACCAATTGCAGCAAATTGAGCCCGGCGATACCGTTTACGTCAGGTACTTTGGCGAAGAAAGTCTTGTGGTAAAGGGGGTCGCTAAGACCAGTTCACCCTTCCCGCATTACTTTTGCCAATTAAAGGATGCTGTTTATTTGATTCCAAAGATTCATCTTTCGACCAAGAATTTGCTGCCCTTGACGGGGGATGGCAACCGCTTGCAGCCTGAACTGTCGCTGACCGCGTAAGGGACTGGGGGCGCCTTAATCGCTTGCGGCTTGACCTGGGCTGAGCTGGGCTGTACTGTTTGACCAGCTAGCGCAAATCCGCCCCCCGTTCGCCAGCAGCTTAAAGCAAAATGATTTTTAAGTTCAACTCGCTTCAAAGCAGTTACAAACGGCGCAGCATCAATGAGCCTCGATGATTATTTAAGAGACATCACTCGCGTTCCGATGCTGACGTGCGATGAAGAGATAATGCTTGGAAATAAAGTGCAAGAGATGATAAAAGTTTTAAGAGACAACGGCCTGGATGAGCAAATTTTACGCGATAACATCACTTCCTCTGTGAAAAGCTTGCAGCCAGAGGCAAGGCTGACAATAAAAAGAGGGTTAAAAGCAAGGGATCGAATGATCTCCGCAAACATGAGGCTTGTGGTTGCGGTTGTCAAAAGAGTAAAGACAACGCAGGTCCACATGTCAACTCAGGATTTAATGCAGGAGGGCGCGATTGGACTCGCCAGAGCAGCCGAGAAGTTTGAGCCAGGTAGGGGTTATAAATTTAGCACTTACGCTTACTGGTGGATAAGGCAAGGAATTGTAAGAGCAGGGGAGTACCAGGAGAAAGCCATAAGAGTTCCAGCCAATGTTCAAAAGGCGGCCAAGCAAATTGCAGAGACCAAGGCAAGGCTGTCAGCGAAACTCGGCAAAGAGCCAACCATTTTGCAGATTGCCAATGAAATGGAAGAAAAGCCAGAACGAATAAAAAGAATCCTTCTGCTAGACGTAGCCGCGTTCTCCCTTGACTGTGGTTTTGAGTCGGGTAGTGACCATGCTTCCCTGTTGGATCTTGCATCGTCTGGCCAGGGAACAGAGTCAGAAGACCAGGAAAACTCCTTGATTAGAGTGGAGTTCGTAACAAGGCTTGTTAGCGCGCTACCAAGCGAAGACCAAGAGTTAATTAGGCAGAAATATGGCATAGGCGTAGACTCGCTAACAATCAAAGAGATGGCTGTAGCAAGTAGAACAAGTCGGCAGTCCATCAGACAGAGGCATCAGGAAATTATGGACAAGATCAAGCTTGTTGCAAGAATGTTCGCGCCTGAAAATCTTTGCTGAGGCTACGCTGTCTTAGTAGTCGTCGCCAGCAATGTCAGGGTTGGTCGGGAAGAGCGCCAGCGGCATGTTGCCCGCCACCCTGGCCTTGGCCCGCCGAGGTAGCGACAGTCCAGCGCCTGTCATCAAGAGCTAATCCATGGCCGAAACCACTACGATCTCTGGGCTTCCTGACGCAACTGGGGCGCTTCATGGTGCCGAGCGGGTGCCGATGGACGACCTCGTTACGGGTGTTAGCAAGGACGCATCGGCAACACAGATTGCGCAGACGCTGCCAGACGCAACGACTGGCACTCGCGGCGCGATGACGATTGCGCAAGTGCTGAAATTAGCTGGAATTGCAGATAGCGCAACGGCTAATTCAACTGATTCGTTCTTGCGTGATCGGGCAAATCACACCGGAGCGCAAGCAATTAGCTCCATCACTGGACTGGTGGACGCTCTGGCGGGCAAAGAGACAGCCGGCGCGGCGACGGCAGCCATCGCTCAGCTGCTCACTCAGCTGCGTAATGCGAAAAAGATTTACGTTTCCCTGCAAGGGAGTGATAGTAATAACGGCACAAGCGAAGCCGAGTCACTGCGAACAGTGCGTGCTGCAGCGCTGGCGGCTGACCCTGGCGATGTGGTGTACCTGGCGCCTGGCACATACATCGAATCGATTCTGCCGATCCGGTGGAAATACGACGTGACGGTGTTTGGCGCCGGACTACGGAGCACGGTTATACAGCCTGCTGCTGGACAGGAGTTTAATGATATTTTCAAAGTTGACTCCGGTTTTTGGTGCTGGGGCGTTTCGTTTGCTGGCCACCAGGCCGACGAAACCCGGCAAGCGTGGGCAATTGATTTCAACGAATTAGCGGATAACACTGCTCGCGGCGCTATCGGCCTCGGCGCGTTCATTCTAAAAAGCCCCTATATTCAAAATTGCACTAGTATCACCGCTGAAGATGATGTTGGCCTTGCTGGCTCCGTCTCTACGGGTAATACCGGCGGCGGGATTCGCGTTGATGGTACCAAGTGCGCGGCCAACTCCCCCATCCGCTCGATGGTGGTGGACTCGTACACCCAGGTGAACCTAGGCGGCCCTGGCTGCCTGGTGCTGAACGACGGCTACGCCCAGCTGGTGTCGTTTTTTGGAACTTTCTGTGAGTACCACGTCAAGACGCTCAGCGGCGGCCAGGTAAACCTCTCGGGTGGCGGTACATCTGACTTTGGCATCTACGGACTGGTGGCCGATGGCTATAGCCCCCGCCCGGTGTTCACGGGTGCATCCAGGATCGCCAACTTCGGCGCCGCTCGGATTGAAAAGGCAGTCACGATTGACGCCACGACCAACACATTCACCAGTGCCAGCCATGGGCTGAGCGCCAATGATCAGGTTGTGTTCTCTGCCAGTCAGGGAACACTGCCAACACCACTGGGGACTGGCGCCACCTATTTTGTCCGGGGCGCTGATCTAGCCGCTGGCACGTTCTCGGTGTCCGCCACCTCCGGCGGGGCGATCCTCGATATTACCGGCACCACTACCGGCACTTACTCGGTGATCCGCCAGGGGGTCACCGAGATTGACGTGATCGGGTTCAGCGCCAACCGACTAGGGCGGCAGATCAAATATCCAACAGCCGGCAGCAGGGGCAGCGCCGGCTACCCAGAGGCGATCACAACCCGGAGCGGGTCCACGGCTGGATCGAGCTTCACTGTGGAGCTGGGCAGCATCAGCGGGATCGGCCATGAGTACGTGGGCGGCGGCACGCTGACGGTGGGCGGCACCAACTACAACGTGACCGCTGCGAGCTACAACAGCACCACGGGCGTCACCACGATCACCGCGGCGGGTTATGCGCCGGTAGTGGGTGCAAGCGTGACCCTGGCGGGCCTGTCGTTCATCTGCGATAGCAGCAGCCGCCCGAGTGCTGGGCAGTTGATGTTCCCGCAACTGGTGTTCCCGAGGGATGCCAGCACGGGTTCCGTGGACCCTAAGAATTTCACCTACACCAAGACCAGCGCCAACACGCTGACGCTTGAAGAGGCGCCTGCAAGCACTGGCCCTGACCACGAATATGTGAGCGGTGGCACGGTCGTAATCGGCGGCACCGACTACGGCGTCACGGGGGCCACCTACAACAAGGCCAGCGGCCTGGTGACAATCACAACGGTCACGACGCTGCCTGGAGCGATTAGTAGCACCGGCACGGTAACGGTGGGCGGGCTGGTGTTTATCTGCCCGACGAGTGCGTATGTGGTCACCAGCAGCGTGCCAATTGACGCGAGCGGCAACGCTGTGGCGAATGACAGCAGCAGCCGCGCTGGCTACCGGGTGCTGTTCTACAGCGGCACAAACGGCGGACTGCGCAACCCGCTGGCGGTGGGTCAGAAGCTCGACTTCCGGCAGCGGTCACAGATCTCTGCTCCAAGCCACACGTTTGAGTACGTCGGCGCTGGGACAAATTACAGCGCACTTCCTTGGAATGGCGGCGTACCGATTCCGGCCAACAAGATCGTCGAATCAAACAATGGCCGGGTCTACTCGTCTAATACCGATGAGCTGGGCAACTTCAAAGTTGGTACTCAGTTTGAAGTTGACGGCACAACTGGCAGTGTCACCATCAACACCGACCAGTTCAACCTCAGCGGCCTTAACTTCATCGGCCCATTCAGCCGCAACGGAGGCATCAGCACCGTTGGCGAGCAGATCCGAGAGCTGAGCAACAACACCAGCCTGATCGCCTCGACCGGCGCTGCTGACGGCAACACAGCCCCGACGCAGTTTGCGGTTAAGACCTACACCGACAACAAGTTCCTGCAGGGTCTGACGGTCACCGCCGGCCAGCCGATCAGCGTTTCTGACACCTCAACGGTTGACGGCCAGGGGTTCCAGACGCGCAACCGGAACATCGCCCTGAGCCTGAACGTTGCCAACGGCCTGGCCAGGCTGGATGGCGGCGGCCTGGTGCCGGCGGCGCTGCTGCCGAGCTACGTCGATGACGTGCTGGAGTTTGCCAACCTGGCGGCGATTCAAGCTGTCACTGGCGAAACCGGCAAGATCTACGTTGCGCTGGATAGCGGCAAGATCTACCGCTGGAGCGGCTCGACCTACATCGAGATCAGCCCGAGCCCCGGTAGCACCGACTCGGTGAGCGAGGGTAGCGTAAATCTGTACTTCACAGAAGCGCGGGTCCGCAGCACACCACTCACGGGCTTCACGGTAGGAGCCGGCACCGTCAGCGCCACTGACTCTGTGCTGGCGGCGCTGCAGAAGCTCGCGGGCAACATCGCGAATGCTGGCACTGGATCGGTTACCAGCGTTGGCCTCAGCCTGCCGTCCGGCCTGTTCACCGTCACCGGCACGCCAGTCACCACTAGCGGCACGCTGAGCGCCACCCTGGCGGAGCAGGCGGCTGGAGTCGTGCTAGCTGGCCCTGCGAGCGGCGCTGCAGCGGCTCCAACGTTCCGTGCGCTCACCGCCGGAGACGTGAATCTAGGCACCACCAGCACCCCTCAATTTGCCGCTTTAGGCCTAGGCGTTGCTGCGGCGGCTGGCTTTGAGCTGACCCTGGGAGGCAGCACCATTCAGTTGGTAAACACGGTGACGATTTCGGGCGGGGTTTGCACCCTGGACGTGACAGCCGCGAACGAGTTTGTTACTGCTGCTGCCACTCCAATCAACGGCGCCACGACAATCAACCTATCAAACCTAGCCAGTCTTCCTGCTGGGTATCGGTGGCGGGGGGTGTTCAGTTTCGCCTATACAAGTGGCGCTGTTTCATGGTTCGCTGGCAATACGGGCTACACAGTGAAATGGGACGGGGGCACGGCGCCGACGTTGACAGCCAGCGATGTGGAAACTGTTGTGATCACTGTTGTGGGAGGTGGCACAACGATTGAAGTAACCGCTCAGCAAGGGAGGGCATAGAGATGATTGGCGGACGTAGTGCTTTGTTGGCGGCGAGTGGTGGCCTTGATTATGGAAACTGGGAGGGGAATTATTCGGATGTTTCGTTGTTGTTGAGGGGCGGAGTTTTTGTCAGCGATTACAGCAATGTTTCGCTGTTGTTGAGAGACGGAACCAGCCCCTACAGCAGTGTTTCGCTGTTGCTAAGGAATGGCGCATCCGACGAAAGCCCAACTCCAAAAACTCTAACCGCAGTCGGCAACGCAGGCATCAGCACAACTACCTTTAAGTATGGGAGCAGTGCATTAGATTTTCCTGGCACTATTGGGAGTCACTATTCAGTATCAGGATTAACGGATTTTACCCCCGGCAGCGGCGCATGGACAGTGGAAGCATGGATATACCCAAAGAGCACAGCAAACTGGGTGATCATGTCTGGAAGTAATTTTTATATAAGTACATTCAATAGTGCAACTTATATAGGTGACGGCATAGTAAATATTATTGGAGCCCCTAGTGTTCCATCAGTAAACGTGTGGACGCATGTTGCAGCGGTAAGAGAATCGGGCGGAACAGTAAGACTTTTTTTCAATGGTATACAACAAGCAATATCCACGGACTCAATGAGCACAGCGGCAACATCAGGTGTGTTAATTGGAGGCAGAACTGCTGGCGTATCTCTTGGATCGGACGCCCTACTAGACGACGTGCGAATAACAAAAAATGTGGCCAGATACGTTGAAGGCACAGGGGCGAAATGTCGGCAAAATAGGTTTTTGTCCGGGACCGAACAATCTTGCGCTTCCTACCGCCCACGCTTCCCGCCAACAGCACCGACGACACCAGTCCGCTAATCATCAGAGACGAAAGACCCAACCGCCGAAGGCAATTGCCGTTTACGGCAGCGCAGCAATCAACACCACAACATTCAAATATGGGGGCGAGCTCAATATCAGCCGGATCTGCGCCTGGATACGCCTGGGCCGGTAATAGCCAGATAGAGTTTCCAGCCGGTCCAGCATTTGCATATGGAACCGGAGACTACACGGTCGAGGCCTGGATCTATCCGAACCGGAAACGGGAGCGCTCAGTTTAATCAAGGTATTTTTATTCTTTTCTCAATTAACGACTGGAATAAATTATTTTCTATGCGGATATATGCCGAGGGGGCGCCGGACAGGTTCAGTTTACGCACGTCTGGGCCACATCTGGCGGAAGGGGTTACAGCCTATAGTCCAGCGGTGCCAAAGAATCAATGGCATCACGTAGCCATTGTTCGCAGTGCAGGACAGGTCAGAGTTTACGCCAATGGTGTTGGAGGCGCCGCTGTCCCAAATACTCAGAATTTTACGGACACTAGCCTTACTCCGTTTATAGGGGGAGCTGCAGCAGGAGTAAGTGCGTTCGAAGGCCTCATAGACGACCTCCGCATAACAAAAGGCATCGCCCGCTATACCAAAAACTTCCTACCACCCCCCGCCCAACTACCCGCCATCTAACCCATGACCATCCTCATTCACGCCATCGGCTCCGAAGTCATCGCCTACCCAGCGACACTTGACGCCCTGCGCCAGGAGTTCCCCAATTGCTCCTTCCCCATCGAGCCCACCGCCGAAGATCTGGCGCCGTTCAACCGCTTCTTTGTCACACCCATCCCCGCCCCATCCTGCGACCCGCGCACCGAGCGCACTAAGCACGACCCCACGCTCACCGATGACGGCTGGCAGCAGGCCTGGACCATTCGCCCCGCCTCTGACGAGGAGATCACCGCTTACGACCTGGCCCACCAGCCCGAGCCTGCATGGATGGAATTCGGCATTGACCTGGCGATGCACTCCGGCATTGCCGCCCTGTACGCAGCCATCTCTGGCCCCGTAGCAAACGGGCTCAGCATTGGCCTCAACGAGGTAGGCAAGGGTGACCCCCGACTTTTCTCAGGCCTATGGCAGCGTGTGATGGCATCAGATACCGTTCCTGCAGGACTGCTCTCCGACATTGCAGCCCTAGCGGTTCAGCATCATCTACCAGCGCCGTTCATCGCCGGGTTAGCCCCTGCTGCGCCGGAGCGTGAGCGGGCACGCGATGAAGAGGGGCTGTTTATCGCTGACGACCCTGCCACGCCTGATGTAGATGAGGCGTGGCTAGAGGTGCCGGCAGGCTAGGGCTTCTCTTGCAACACCGACACCCATACGGTGCCCATCCCCAGCAGGGGTAGCACCCGCTCGCGTAGATCGACATTATGCAGCCTGATGCATCCGAGCGTTGGATATAGCGCTTGCCGTGGCGCCCATGCCCCAGGCCAACCACAAGCGGCGCCGCCACCATGAATCATAATCCCGTCGCGATAAGGCTTACTGCTGGGGCCTTCCTGCCCCTCTTGCCCTTCTAGGTCGAACGAATACCAGCCATAGGACTGCCGATCTTTGGTGAATCGCGCAGTGGGATCTTCTTCATAGTCCCGGTAGACCCTGCCGATCTTGTATAGACCTGGCGGGGTATCTGAGCCGGTGGTTTTCCATTCAGCGTCACCAGCCTGCCCGCGACATAAACAGGGGATAGACCACAGACGTTTCCCGTCATGCGTGAAGGCGGCCATCATCTGCCGCCGATCATCTGCCACTAGGTGGTGATCACCAGGCTTCAGGCTGGGCGCCTTGCGCGGGCCAACCATGCCAGCGGGTATCTCAAGGCCCAGGGCTTTGGCGGTACTAGGCTTTGCGGCACCAGCAGGCTTGAGAGCACCCGACTGAACCAGCTCCCAGACCCGTTGCGCTTCTTTTTGGCGGCGATCGAGGTGTGGCACGCCAGGGCGGAAGTAGCCGGTGCGTGTGGCAGCTGAACCCGTCCAATATTCAGCGGCCTGTGCTGGGGTCATCCCTGCAGGGCGGTCCTCAAAGATCCGCGTCCAGCCGATCAATGAGCCCACGGCCGGGTCGTGCAGGCCGGCGTACTCCTCTGCGAAGTATTGCTGCTGCCAGCGGTTGCTGTTGGGGTCTGCGCCCTTCGCGATGGCCGCTGAGCGGGCCTTGTCGTAGGCGGTGCGCCTGACACCCGTGTATTGCATTGCGCCGCGCCCAGCGCCCGAGCCGGCTTCAATCACGTCAAGGCGATCCAGGCTAGGCCTGCCGGTTTCAACGATGATGCAGCCGATAAACCCACACGCTTCGGATGGGGTCAGGGGCTGAATCTTGCTTCTTGATTCCTTCAGTACCGCATCGCTGGTGAGGTAAGCGAGCCAGGATTGCAGGTTCTGAGTGCTGGCCACCTTCACTGCCGGGCTGCCCTCTGCCCGCCATAGGTCGGTGAATGCCTGGCGCTGCACCGTGGTGAGGACCTCGTCCAGCCCTGAGAACGCCACCAGCTGCTGGGGCGTGATGACACCAAACCTGGCGATATGCTCAGCAGCTGAGCGAACCGATGCGTAGGTCATCGCTTGAAGTTGTGAAGGGCGGTCTTGGTTACATCGTGCAGAGCTAGCACGATATCGACCTGTGTAGGCGTAGCAACATGGCCAATCTTCTCTTCGATGGCACTGGTAATAACGGCCTGCACTTGAGCGGGGCTAGCCTTGTGCGCCAGTAAATACGGCAATTCCAGATCGAGTCGCTTGAAGATCGCCGGCAACTCCTTGCGTAATGCGCGATCCATGGCCAACTTTAACAGCGTGCGGCTCAGTTCAAGGGCAATGATGCGGAAGGCGTTTACCATCAGGGAGACTTAGTGAGAATGCCGCCAATCCAACCAGCAGCGGCTGTAACTGCGGCTGCAACTGCGGTCGTTTGTGGATCGCAGCTTTTGGGAGTTCGATAGCGACAGTCTACTAGATCAATGGCGGAGATCGCTATTCCAGCTGATAGCATCCCAACCAAACATCGAATCAGGAAAATGCGTTCGCTGGTCGAAGTCTTCCCGTGGCCTGGACCTGGCCTGGGCGCAGGGGTCTGGCTCACTGCTGCTGCTCTGTTGGCGGATGGGCTCCGAAGCTGATCCGAGGCCCCACGGCTGCCACCAGGAATGGCATTGTCAGCGACAGGACTACCGCAAGGACGACCCCCTGGGCGATTCGCTTCTCAGCGTCATTCAGCCGGCGGATGGCATCTGCCACGTCAATGCGCTGCTGTGCCATGGTCGCGACCAGGGCATCGAGCTTGCCCTGCATCTGGCCGATTGCCAACAGCAGGTCGCCGTGGCTTACGTCGTGTTCGCCGGCCATAAAATTATTCGCTACCCAGTCAGGCTAGCGGGCCTGTTGAATTGTTTTTTTCGTTACCATCGCGCTTGGGTGCAGGAGTCGGCTCCTGTTGTCAATGATTTCACGATGATTGCTACTAGATCCATTCCTGTCCTGCGCCTTGCTACTTCAGGCTATGGAGCAGCCGTTGGTGCAGGGCTTTCGATCAACTGAACTAGGTTCAGCAAGCGCAAGCCTGGGGCCTCGCCTTATTCAGTCAATAGCTGACGCAATTCCTCTACCGATAGGCCAATGGATGCCAGTTTCTCGGCAGGGGTTAGCGCCAGGGAGGCCAAGGCCAGTGAGTGCGGTTATTGGGTCCACTTCTGGCGCTGAGCTGCTTTGGCTTCAGGCTATGGAGAAGGCCTCTTCCACTTCCCACGGCAGCGGTCGAACATCAATAGGCGGCGCCGCCAGCTCAGCCAGCAATTCTTGCTGAATCACTGCCAGCTCAGAGCCTAGGGTTTGCTCTGCGAATGCAGCCATGTCCTGCTGGCTGATCTCCTGGAACGGCGTGAAGACAGCCGGGTCGGCAGGCGCAAAGGCGAGTTCACCGTAGCGATACACCGAGCGGTAGGAATCAGTGCAGCAGAGACGGTAGCCAACGGCAACCACTGCATCGCTCAAGTCTCCTTGCGATGCTTGAACGCGGAGATTATTGAAAGACCAGATGAAGTTAGGCATGATCAGAGTTTAATGCTCCGAATGATTTTAGTTGGCCGGTTGATGTTGGCGCCCTTGGTTAATGGCGTGACTTGAGCGTTTAAGGCGTCAAAGTTTTCATTGGTGCCAACGTCCCCAGGGTTGGCGGGGTATCCGCTGTCGGCAGGCTCGTTGGCTGTACCTGCTTGACGCAGGAAGTAATGGAGCAGGCAGTCCCTAAGCTCAAAGCCATCTCTTACTGCGGCAATGCCCTTGGTTCGAGCGTTCAATGCAGAGTTGTTAAATACACCATAATTCCCGAACTTACCAACAAACCCTTGGCGATTGCTGGCGCTGGCGGCACCCGCCTCATGCCAGAAAAGGTCTCCCGTGGTGCCGGCAAACAACGGGTAACCGAATACACCACTCAGCGCCGGGCCGATACTCGTCCAGCCGCTACCTGCAGGTGTTGTGTCGTTTGCGCTGGATGGATAGGCAAGGCTGTTATTGACAAGGTGGATATTGTTCCATGTAAAGTTGTAGTTAGCATCAATCCCAGCCCCCCCTGCAACCTCACGGAATCCGCCATAGTTTAACGTAATGCCGGAATCAGATTTGTTTACATTGTCAATGCCAAAAAGCGACTCAGCAAAACCTGTTATTTGATATGCTGCCTGCGCTCTCAGCGGGAATGACCCGCCAAGCGCACTGCTGATGTTGACATTGCCAATCAGCCATAGTCCGCGCGCTCTGACAGGGCTGCCGTCATTGCGGAATACTGAATGCCGCTGTCCGAGGGATGCGAAGGATACGGCAGGGGCGATTGCGCTAACTGCCACGTTCGTGATGTTGCCGCCGGCAAGAAAATCAATGCAAGGTGACGAAGTATAAAAAGCAATACCTATAGATGCCACTTCGCTACTGGTAGAGGTAGCTAGCTGTTCTCTGATGAAATAATTTAGCGAGTTGCTAAAGTCACCAATCGCGGCAGGGCGCCATGAGCTGACAGGTGCCCGACCGATGAAATAACTATCTGGCACAGCCGCACTGGTCATCGTGTGCATCGGCCCCCACCACGCAACGCCAGTTACAGAGGCATTTTGCTCGAACCTAAGCGTTAATGCTTGGCAATTAAAGAATCCCCTTTCAGGAGTAAATTGGAAACTGATCTCCGGCCGTGTTAAAAACACAGGATGATTAGTTGGATCTAAGAAGTACGCAATGTCCTGCGTCCATGTTGCGCCATTAGACGACGAACCCATGAACGGCCTAGTACCGCCAGCCTTGGCATCATTTAAGTAAGCGTTAGCCGTAAAATCCCATGCCCGTATTTGCGCAACAGTTGAAAACGTAATCGTGCCAACGTCAAGGTAAACGCCAGGGCCGCACCGGAACTCAACCGTAGTGGTAGGGCCAAATGCTTGGTTGGCGTAGTCGGCCGCAGCAGTGAGGCTGCGCACTGCAACGCTGGCTCGGCTGGCGCTGGTATCGCTGCCAGGCTGAGTAACAGGTGGCGCAGCAAACAGGGTGTCAATGTTAGTTATATCTCTACCGTTGACAGGATTAATATAAACAAACTGAGTACCAGTTCGCGCAGATACCAACCTGTTTTCATTCTTCCAGTAGTTCAGAGCTTTAACTGTTACGACATCAGGCTCCGCGTCAATGCTTGCATTGCGGGCGGTATCCGTTGTGCCGCTGATTGCTGCAGTTGTCCGCAGTGCGGCAGCGTCGGCCAGCCGTGTAACGCCGGTTTTGGTGACGTTTGCCTGTGACCCGAAGCCGAAATCAGTCGTGCCGCTGATCTCCACATCGGCCAGGCTGGCGGTGCCGCCCACCTGAATGCCGTTCGGGAAATCAGTTCGCTGTGCTTCGTCGATGCCTTGGCCGTCGAGGGTTTCAGCGCCGATCGTTGCGCCAGTGGCGATGTCTTCGAGGCCCTTAGGCGTCACCTCAAAACCGTCCTCGTTGCTGCCCTTCGGTGTCACCCGCCCACCAGCTGCACTGGTGAAGTAGTAGGTGAACTTGTTGAACTCCGACATGTCGCCCTGCACCGCCGGCATGGCCTTGCTGTAGTTCCCGAATCCGGCCCACTCCCATTGGTGGTTGTAAAGGCGGATCGTTGAAGGCCTGCGGAACTCCACCGCCCAGTTCCCCAGCCCGGTGGCAGCACCTCCTGTGGGCGCTGTGGGGAAGTGCAGGGCGCTGCTCGGGTCGCGGTCGCGGCTAACGGCAACCTGCGGCACCAGGGCAGCATGAGCTGCAGCGTCGGTGAACCCCAGGGCCAGCAGGAAGGCGTGGGCGCCCAGATAGTCAGTGCCGGTGCGGTACTGGTTGCGGATCGGGCCTGCGTCCGTCCATGCCGTGGCCCAGTTGATGCCCAGCGTGGTGGAATCGTCCACATCGCTGGTGTCGGTGTCGATCGTGATGATCGGCGCCTCCTGGGTCACCGAATCCTCTGGGTTGAAATCGCTCGGCATATGCACAAACGTCTCGCCCCACTGCGCTGGAGCTGGTGAGCTGCCGGAGCTGATAAATGTCCCCTTCGCCTGCCAGTGCTTGCCGGCGTGCTTAACGATCGTGCCCTGGCGGTAGAACGTGCTCGCCGCGTAGGTCTTGGATGCAGCGCCGCGCCGCAGGGAGATCTCGCTGGTCTTCGTCACTCCCGCGCCAGCCGCCGGCCCGGTGCCAGCATTGGTCACCATCAGCACTTCTTCGCCGCCACCTGCCAGCACTCGGCTGATAGCGCCACCGCCTCGGGTTGGGTCGGTTTGCAGCACCGTGTTTCGCTGCGGCAGCCGGGCGCTCGCCGTGTTGTTCAGGATCAGGCTGCAGCGCCGTTCGGCCACCGTCCGAGTATCCACCACCCGGCGCAGGTAAACGCGGCGGCCAATCACGGCATCACCAGCTGCTGCGTTGGTGCCTGATTGCAATGGCGCTGCTGTAATGCCGATCGAGGCCGGCGAGGAGCTGCTCCAGGCGCTGGCGCTCAGCGTGGCCCGCCAGTCATCACCCGCTGGGTTGTCGATCCAGATTCTGGTGCCACTGGCGAAGGTGTAGCCCAGTGACTGCAACAGGGATGGAATTGCTGGTGAGTTTGAATCAAATGCCAAGCCGCTGCTTAGCGTGATTGTGCTCTCGCTGATAGCCGACACCACACCCAGCTCAATGCGGCGGATGTTGCCGGTTTTCTCGCTGATATTCAGCGGCGTCCGCACGCGGCCCACTGCCCAGTTCTTGTCCTTTCCAAACGCGAACCCCTTGTAGCCCTTCGCTACTGCGGAGCTGCCACCAAATGTGGTGTTGCCAGTATTATCCGTAATTTCACTGCCAGAATCGCAAAATACTGCCTCAGACTGACCAATACCAAAACTGCTGACTTTTTGAATGTACGCATTATTAACGGCTGCGACGTGCCTTGTGTGTCGCGCAGGGTTTCTGCGAACATTGTCTGGCGCTGCGTCAATATACTTTTGATAGCCCTCAGCAGTCTTTGGTAGGTTTACCCAGGCACCGTCCTCGTACACCTGCCAGCAGCGCATATCTCGCTGTTGACTTACGAGAGTAAAATTAGCGCAATGCGCGCTGCGCAATCCTTCAATCTTTGATCCGTCTACAAAGAGCCCAGGCATTCCCAGCTCGCTAAGCACTGAGACATTAAAGATGTAGGCGCTCCTACCTTTTACTGTATCCCACAATGAAGTTGGCGATTGTGATTGGTCGATAGGGCCAACGATTTGATATTCGTTTGGCCTAGCCGCCAGCAGCGATGACGAAAGGTCGGCAGAGCTTCCTACTGCTGAATTTACCTTGCTATAGAACGCATCCAGCTCAGCCCTGCTGGCTACTTGGATCGGGTCAAGCAAGTGTAGTGAACTGTCGTGATCAACTTTGTCTATAAATGCAAGCTCGGTAAAGAGTGTTTTTCCCGTTACCTTGAATATGGCTCGACGGTTGCTGTAGTCCGCCGCCTCGTCCTCAACCGGCGTTGCCCAGTTGGGGCTAATCGTAGTGGTTCCTAACCCTTCCCCTCTTACTGTGCAGCCGCGTGGTATCAGCACACCACCAGTCACAGGGTTAAACGCAATCAACTCGGCAATCGTTGGGTCTTTTGTTGCGCCCCAGCTCGCCAGGCTTGTGGAGCTGCTACCGGGGTCGTTATATGCAATTTGAAGACCACCGCTGAACACGAAGGTTACACGGAACCGTAGATCAGACTGCGTAGACCAGTTCTTGCTGGTGATGATCGCTGATTCAATTACAGCGCGGTTAACCGTCTTAAATGGCCGGCTTGATGAGTAGCCACACTCTAGCCGCTGCAGTTCAATGCGCTTAAGCTTCTGCGCAATGATTTGTTCTTCGGTGCCGGTTGCTTCATGCGAATTATAAGCACCACCTACAAAGCGATCCGAGCCGATGTATGGATCAACGTACAGAGTGAACGGCGCATTAAGCGGATCGGCGGCCCCACTAGCGCCAGCCACCACCGATGGCTTGCCGCCCAACTGGCGCAGCATGTCCAGCATTGTGGCGATCTGCTCCTTTGCTGCCGCCTGGGAGGTTGCTACATCGAGCGCGCCGCTTTCTCCCGCTCTCTGCAGTTGGCTCATGTGCGGACTACTCTACAGCTAGAGTGAGTCTACCGCTCTTTGGCCAACTGAATCCTACCCGTCGCAACGAAGTCGGCGCTTACGCGAATGGCGTCGTCGAATTGAGTATTTACTGTCGCCTTATTCAGTAAAATATCTGTTTCATAGAACAACCGCTCTGGCATGGATGAAGACCCAGAATTACGCTGGTCGGCTATCTGGAATCTTGCCTTAGCCCTGCTGCCCTGCCCCGTGAGCATGACAAGGCGCAGCATCCCAACACTGCTGTTCGAGCCAGATACGAATTCATGGCTGAGGTTTGCACTGAAGCTCCCAGCACCACGGAGTAATCCTTTTGCCGACTCCCCAAATGTTTGTCCAATCGCTGTCTCGTCTAACTGGGTTACGTCTGTCTCAAAAATCCAATTAGTCAGGTCACACTGCATTAGCCAGCCGCGATTGTCCACGTCCGCCGCTGCGTCAACCATTGCCTGGGGAATCGGCGCAAGGTTTTCAGCGGGCTGCTCGCCATCCTGTATGAAAGTGCTGCCAATGTCCTGAAGCAGCTGAAGGGCTGCGCTAAGGTACAAAGTGTCTGCGCCCAGTGTCACCAACGTCTCCCCTGACAGAGTTACAAGCGTAGCCCCGGAAAGAGTCGTCAAAGTCATCGAGCCGCCCACCTTGCTGGCGGGAACGATCAATATTGTGCCGGGCAGCACGGTACGCATTGGCACCAGCCCCTGCGTACCTCCATTGATCGCGTCAATTTCACTGGAATAAAATCTTACGTTGTCCAGCTCATCGCGACTAATAAAAGCAACGGTTGACTGAGCAAGACCAACGGTCGCCTGTGACTCCCAAAACGGCGCGCTTACATTTGCGCTCCAAAACGCGCCGTTAGCTGTTCTGGCGGCCAGTGCAGGGCCAACCGCAGTTCCGCTGTTTGTCCAGAACGCATGGCCATCGGGGCAGGGTGCAAATCCAGCAGTGCCGACACCAAGCGGCACGCCGCGAAGCGCAATAACAACCACTTCGTCGCCTGACTGAAATGCTTGATCGGTCAGGTCTAGCGACGGCGAGGAGCCGCGTTGCAAGCGCCAGTCAGCCAATACTGTTGGCGCCGGCCATTCGCGACTTAGCTCAACAATTCCCTCATATCCAATAATTGCCATTAGATTGAGTAGGAGGGTTTTCCATTTACAACGAAGGAGATATTGACGCTTGTGTTTTCGCTGACACTTTCACTCAAGCCCAGAGAGCGCATTAGAACTGACCCGGAAACAACCCTGCCCTTACCCTTGTGAAGGACAATCTCCATGTTGTCCGGCTCCTCGTCATCCTCAAAAACTCTTGCCATGAGCTGGCGGGTTGCTTGGTCATCTGTTTTGTATAGAAGAGTTGCCGAACCAGACGTACTTCGCTTTCCGTAGGCAAACTCGTCGTCCATTTCCCCGATGCCAGTAGTATCTAAAACTTGACGCTGAATGTCAAGACTTACGTTAGTTACTTTGGCAATCTTTTGCCCGTTAAAGCGAATTTCTCCGTGGACACTGTTCGCGACTGTCATTTGATCGAGAGCTTCTAATCCATTCTAAGCTCGGCCCTGAACTGAACCTTGACAGATATTCTTTTCCCACCTTGCGAACGACTTCCCTGTGGTTCGCCCAAGAAGTACCAACGCAAACCTGGGCCAGGATTCAGCAAGTCGGCTTGGTCAAGATTCTTTCCAACAATTGCCGGAAACACGACATCTTCTACTGGCCCTTGCGCTGCCATGTAAGCTGCTTTGATTTGTGCGTAAACCGCCTGAGTAATGTTGTCAAATGTCAGGGTCATGGGCGCGTCGCTGGCTTTGTCGCCCCACTGCCGGATCGAGCGAACACCGCTTTGCGCTCGCCGCTCCGTTACCGGCCAACCGGGCTCACCGAACTCGTGAGCAGTAGGCTGAATCGCTGGGAATTGAATTGTCATCGTTGAATCACCCACGCTGCAGCGCTATCCCAGCCTAATACCGCCAGCATGAATCCGTTCGCATCGGTTGGCATGTGGATAGCCTCGATCGCATAAGCGCCGTCATCGGTTGGCGAAATCTTGGAAATCTGATAGCTGCGAACTTCAGTAGTGGTGCGCTTGACCGTGAAGATCACTCCAGCAGGGGAGCCGATGCCGCCGGAGATGGTGAGCGACCCTGAATCATCCACGTCACCAGTGCCGCTCCAGCTCACTACGTCGTAGGTGCCATCACCGAGCGCCTGGGAACTCACCACCGTGCCATCGCCCAGCACTGCGCCATTGTTGAACTCGTCATAGGAGGTGGCGTCCATGGCCACTCGGATCATGTCGCCGGGGCCTACTCCGGTGGTGATGCCCTCTAGCCCATCAAAAGTGGTTTCAAAGCTGATCGCGTGATCACGTAGCCTCCGCAGCCGCAAGGTGAATTTCGCAACATCGATAGCGTGGTTTTCATTGGTGCAAAACTTGTCCATCTCAATTGGCTCAATCGGCAGCGTCTCGTCGCCGTATGGCTCTACTTCCCTCACCAGCACTTCTTTTATCTGGGGGAACATGCCGGGGTTGGCGGGGTTTATTGAACTGCGTTCCTGTCTCCACTTCACGCTGATCTGTGACGGCTGCCGATCCTCAAGTGGGATGGTTTCAAACTTAAAAGTACCTTCTGCGATATTGCCGGCGGTGAATAGGGCTACATGCCTGACCGGATCGAAGGTAATAAACGGCACCAGATCGAATTGGCCATTGACCTCGCGGAAGTCCAGCAGCATGAAGCCGGCGTGATCAGCGATCCACTGACGCGGCGGCTCCTGGCTGATGATCACGCCACCATCAAAAAAATACGCCGGTCGTAGCACCACTGCGCAGATGCCCTGAAGTTGTCAATCTTGACCATATCATCAGAGATACTCTCTGGGCCGTATTTCGGATTGGTCAGCCGATCTAGCCCCAGGTCTGGCAGCAAGTGAGATGGGCCTTTGATCATGCCGCTAAGCAACCGGCGCACCTCGGTGCCGCCTGTCACGTAGGGCGATAGCTGGCTGAACTGCTGCCACTCAAAAGCCGATGCAACGTTGACGCCAATCAACGCAATGCCGTCGTACAGAGGCGCAGTCTGGTTCTCTACGATCTCATTGATGTAGACGATCTCGTGCTCAGGCTGGGTAGCGCTTGAGGTGATCTCTTCGTAGACAAACGCTTCCGCCAGCTTTCCCCAGGCATCGGCGTAGTTGTTGTTGGAGTCAGGGTGGGGGGTGCCGATATTTTCCCTGTCGGTTTGCTGCAGCTTGAAAGTGGACTGGCTGCGCGCTACAGCACGCCCGTTGAAGGTTGCCTTAACCGTCCTGCCGCCTGAAGCAGTGGTAACTGTGATCACGTCAGTCAGACGAGAATCCACCACGTACAGGGTCGCGTCTGTTATTACGTTGCGAACCTCCCAACCGCTAAGCGGTTCTATCGTCCACTCCCAGGAATCTTGCGATGGAAACTCAAGGCGTAGATAGTTGAACATCGACTGCTGTTCAATGCCAACGAAGCCAAAGATCTGGGTGAGCGGGGTGAGTGCTGTCTCTGATTGCTTTTTGTAGAAGACTCGATAGAAGGAGTAACGCTCTTCAGATCCTGCTACCTGGCCGCTCTGGTAGTTGTCTACCTTGAGGGTGTTGCCGCTCTTTACGATATTGCCCTGCTTGTTTAGGCAGGCACGGCCGTCAGCATCGGCATATGTGAGTGTTGCGCGGAATCTCAGCAGTCCGCTGTATCTGATGCCAAGGCTAGACCTGAAGCCAAACTCAATAATGCGGCATTCCTTTTCAGTTGCACCGCTTGCGATGGCAACACGCAAGATATGCGGGCCACTGGTGGCGGTCCTGCGCGCTGAGTAGGTGGTGCCGGGGATCTCCAGGGTTTCAGCCGTCGTGGTGGCAGCGCTGCCAGCTCGCACGATCCTGAATGTTGCGTCAATGCCCTGGCCGCTGCCAGCAGTGCCAAGATCTGACTCAGAGCGAAACACCTCGTTAGATGGCGTCCTGGCGGTACATACGGCAAGCGCTGAGCCGATCTTATAGAGATCACCAACTACAATTGCGTCATCCCATACAGTCTGCCGATTAGCGATTGACGATGCTGCGTCATCAGCGGACTCGCTGTAGGAATCCATCTCTTCATAGCTAAACGTCAGCACTGCCCTGAGCCTGCTGGGGCTGGTGAGGACTTGAGCCGCCGGGAATGCAGGATCGCCGCTGATAGTGACCGTGACGGTGCGGGGAACGGTGCCGCTGGCAATGACGACTGCTGCGGTTATTGTGGTTTCAAAGGTGACGTTTTCAGAGTCGCTTTGTATTGTGACGACCCATTGAATCTCATGATCACTCTGACCTGTGTTTTCGTATAGGCCAGTAATAATTTCCGTATTAACGTCTGCATTAACTGAAACTGTTTTTTCCGTTGTGTTTACGATTGGGGTGCTAACCGCCAGTGCAGGCATTACATCAGCCTGGTCGATGCCCTTTGTTGTGCTTTGCAAGTCAAGGCTGCCGAAAGATTTAGAGCTGCCCCAGGTTTCGCCGGCCTCGCTGTGCGTGAAATTAGTTTCAAAGTCACTACTCGGCAGTAGTCGATAGGTAACGGTCCCGCCTACCTCGCTGAATGTTCCAGCTGTTATGCCTGATCGCGTTGAGAAAAATGCTGCATATTTAGCGCGTTCAACGACTACCGTATTCTGGATATTGCACACCACGCGGCCATCACCTTTCTTGCCACTTGGCACAAGCGCCGCCTGCACCTGCGGCTTCACTAGTGGATTGAGCTTAAACCCTAGGTCGTTGCCGATCAGGGTGTAAACGCCAAACGTCGTGCTAGTCGCTGGTTTAGCTGTAGAGCAGAAATCAGGCCGCAGAACATTGTTTACTGATGGCACCTGGAATACATCAGTGGCACCGGCCCGCATCGCATTACCTGGGTCGGCTGCGGCAGCGCGCCCCAGGATGCGATCACCAGCAACGATGCGCCCGCCGTTGTTGCGGTAGTAGATCGTCAGGCGACCGCCGATCTCATTGGCCTGGGCGCTGCCCAGGTCGTAGACGCTGATGCTGCTATCGCCAATGGCAAACCCGTCTGGGTCGATGCTTGCAACAGGGCCTTCGGCCAGCATGAATACTGCGCGCAACATCTGCGAGCCGCCCAGGCTGATGATCTGCGACCAGAGCAGGGATGTATTAACTCGGATGCCGCCGTAGGTGATGCCGTCGATGGTCTCGCGGTGAGCGTAAACAACCGGGATCGGCTCGCCTAGCGCTGCTACAGATTGCGTTGAGTTGAAGCCAGCTCGCGGCGCAAAGGCTTGCAGGCTGTTCTGTGATTGGCCGTTTTCGTTGCCAGCCTCTAGCTTGCCAGGCGTTCTATTCTTGGGCATCAGCAATAAGCTGATTAACTGAAACCCAATCGATAGCACCGTCAGAACGATTGAAATGATGACGGCTGTCTCCAGTCCACACACCACAGCCGGACGTGGACCTTCTGCTGAGAGCTTGCGCACCTGATCCTTCCAAAACTCGTACTGCTCTTCGTTGAGATCCAGTAGGTCGGCAAGGTAGCGATCAGATGGCAGCATTTTTAGGCCTCCAGAAATCAAGCGACTGCATTGTTCGGGCGGCAACGTTCATTGGCAGCCATTGTGCGCCGCGTCGATGGTGAACGATCAACACGCCGTCATCAATCACCACGCCAACGCCCATCATTCCGCCAGGTTGCAACTGCAGCACGAGTGCGTATGGCTCCAGTCTACAGGGCTCGCACATTCGCTCCCATTCAGTATTTAACTCTGCCCATCGCCCTTCTGCTGCCAGGTCAAACCAACGTGGATCAAGCGGTGGTGTGTCTAGACCTGCTTCCCGGCGCACCCTGGTAGCCATCACCAGGCAGTCGATACCTTCACCATCGTCAGGGTCTGCGCCGATCTTGTGCGGCAACTTAGCATTTACCCATCGAATCCAATCAGCCATCACTGCATCGTTAGGTTGCCGTTAGTGGGTAATGCACCAACCAGCCGCTGAGAGAGTACACGACCGCCAGGGGCCCGCACAGCATCGAGCGGGCTTGCTAGCTGCAGCGCTACAACTGGCTCCTTGCTGTCGTGCTGGACCTTGAGCGCCGCCCAATATTCAAGTGTCAGCATCGGGCCTAGTGAATTGTCAACGCGATTGACGGTGACAGTTTTCGCCTCAAGTAGCCATCTTTCTCTAGCGGCTTCAGCGAAGACGTTTAGGCTGAGCGCTGATATTCCAGCACCGATCGCTGCCTCTGATCGATCACCGCCACGGCTGCTGCTGTTGGTCGCCACGCCAACGGGCAAGTATGGATACTGCAGCTCGTTGTAGATGATGGTCTGGCCAATGAAGTAGTTCTGGGCCAGCCAGCTGGTGTAGATGCCATCACGGCGCTTGAAGCGCAGGAAGTTGCAGACGTTCATCAACCCATCCCCACTGCACGCCTGGCGCTGGGGCTGTTGCGGTAGCGCTTGTGGGCCAGCTCAGCTCCGCGTTGCGCGGACTCCCTACCGATTTGCTCGGCTTCGTCGCGAGTAACATAGTCAACCCCGCCGATTCGCACTGTTTCAAACTTTACGTCGATGGTTGCATTCATGCTGTCATCGGCTGCATTGCCCTCAGATCTTAGATATGGCACAGCTAGCGCTGACCCGCCACGTTGGTAGGGTACTTCCATTTCTGGGGTTGCAGCTGCTGCAGCGGGACGCCGGTAGGGCACGGCCATGCCGCTGGCATCGACCCCTAGCCGGCCATCAGGGCCGCGCTTGAGGGGCATGATCGCCTCTGGGCCAGCCTCGCCCATCTCGCCCATCCGGGTGACGCCACCATCAGCAAACTGGAAGAGGGTGGGAGAGCTGACGATCGAGTTGGTGAAGGTGTCGCCCCTGGCGAATTGAGCAATGCCGTTGGAGAAGGTGGCACCGTTGGCGGCAAGAGCCGGCATTTTGAAGGCGCCTGGGTTGAACTTAACGCCAGGGGCGCCGCCGTAATTGGTAGCGCTCTTCCCTACACTAGACGCGCCGCTGACAGCGCCCAGTGCCTGCAAAATCGTTTGCAGCACAATCATTGTCATCTGCTTGGCGATGATCTCAGCGGCCATGCTGAGGAAGCTCTCAGCAACGCTCTTGAAGAACCCAGCAAGCGCCTCCCTGGCGGACATTGAGCCGCTGATTAAGCCTTGGAAGGCTTGACCAAATGCGTTTCCGATGCCATCGGCCACTTTTATTGAGAGATTGCCAATGTTGGTCAGCTCGGCAATTTCCTTTTTCAGCTCGCCAATTCTTCCTTCGATTTTCTCGCGGGGGGACATGATAGAGGCTTCTGCGGCGCCTTTGGCACCTTTTATTGCCCCAGGGGTTGCGTCTCTAATGCCCTGCCTTGCTTTTAAGATTTTCTCTAACTCCTCTCTGAGTGCCTTTTGCGCTGGAGTAAGCTCGCCAAGGGCTTCAAGCTCGCTCACCTTTGACACCGCTGATTCATAGGTAGATGTCGTGCCGTCGTAAGTCGTGCCAATTAGCTCAGACAAAACAATGTCATATCCTTTGACGGCCTTGGCAAGATCTCTCCGCAGGTTCAGGACGCGAATTTCGCCTTCAATAATCTCTGGCGCAAATCCTTCAAGCGCAAGGCGATTGCGAAGCTTTCTCGCCTCGATTTCTTCGTATATTTCGCGGGTCTGCTGTTCAGCCTGGCGAACAGAACTCATTGCCTGCTCTTGCAGTGCTAAGCGTGCTCGCTCAGCAGCGATTGCATTAGATTCTATTTCAATTTTGTTAGTCTCTGCTGTCGCAGCTTTAATTTTCTTGACTATTTCAACATACTGCTGCATCAAGTCGTTAATGCCAACAAGTTGCGGAGCGCTAGGGAGGACGGGCATTGCCGGAGCCGCCTGAAGGACAGGAGCTGCGCCAACGGCACCTGAAGCGGCCTGAGCGGATGCGCCAGCAGACGCGGCCTGGCCAACCCCGCCAGTGAGCCCCCTGACCATCCTCCCTGTCTTCCTGCTGAAATAGCCAACGCCTGGCTGAAGGTAGATGTCAGGATCTGACCCAGCGCCAGGCTTGCCGGAAACGGCCTTACCAAGCTGCAGGAATGGCAGGGAAGCGTATGGATCAGCCTTGCCGTTCATCCAGGACTCCTGGTGAGTATGTGGACCTGTGCTATTTCCAGTGCTACCAACTGTCGCCAATCGCTGATTGGACTGGAATTTTTGCCCAGCTGTCACAAAGATTTCGTTTAGGTGAGCGGAGAGGACGGTCATGCCGTTCTCAAGCTCTACTTTCAACGTATTGCCGTAGCCCTCGATCCAGCCAGTAGAAAGAATCTTACCGCCAATCTCGTACCCGAGCGCCGTACCGGTTGGGGCTGCAACATCAACGCCCCTGTGCATTCTACCCCAGCGCATTCCAGGGCGACTGGCAATTGGGAAGCCGTCAACCTTGTCCCCCGTGTACCCACCAGTTGCCTGAACTGCCAGCCCCTGTTGCGCCACAATTTGCTTTTTCTTCTCTAAATCAATCTCCATCTCGTAGCGATGCTTAGCCATCGCCAGCCGATACTCTTCGACTTGCACAACGCGATCGGCTATCTGTCTTTCAATTTGCAAGCGAGCGCGAGAGACATCACGCGAAAACTCATCGCGCTGAATTGCCATCTGAGAAACTCGATCCTCGACCTGAAGCTTGTAACGGTTAACCTCTTGATCTATTTGCTGCAGCTCCAGCTTGAGCTGTTTTTCGGCCTGCTGAAGATCGGCCTCGCCTTCGGCCCTGATACGCAAGTAGTCCCTAGCAGCGTCAACCACTCCCTGGGCAATTGGATCAAGCCCGGCAGACGCTTGCTGAAGCTGAAGATCAAAAGCATCGATTGCATTCTGCTGGCGCTTTCTTTCATTTTCGATAAGCTTCTGCTCAAGCTCTTGTCGCTTGCCGAATATCTGATCCTCAACGGAGCGACGGAATTCAATCGCTTCGCGCTCCATGTCAGTTGCACGCTTGCGAAGGCCGTAAACGGTATCCTCAACACTTAGGCGAAGATCAACTCCGCTGCGCTCAAGCGCTACGCCCTGCTGGATGAGGGAGCGGGCTTTGTCAGTTTTTTCGATTGCTTTGTCAAGGTCTGCGACCTCTTGCGCTGGGTCTTGCTTTGTTTGTTTTACAAGTGGAACGCCAGTTTTTGCAATTATTTCCTGGGAAAGCCTGTTCAACTCTTTTTCGTAGGCCGTCCTGTCCTGATCAGAGAAGAATGGCTTCCCCTGCTGCGCAATTCGGTTCGCCTCTTCCTGCGCCCTGCTAAACGCTCGTGGGTCAATACTTTGTGCTTCTTTTTGTACATTTCCAGTTGATAGCGCGACCACACTCGCAACCCAGTCGAGCAGTCCAGTCATCGGCCCGGCAAGGGCGGCTTGAAGCTGTAAGTTGAACTCAGCCCATGCCTTGCTCAATCTAGTGGACGAGTCGCCAAGCTCCATCAGATCATTGACGCCAGAGACGCCAATCTTTTTAATCATTTCGGCTTGAATTTCAGCTGTCGCCCTAGATGTTTGACCAGTCTCAATTAACTTGGAGATGTAATACTCTTGTTGACGACTTGCAAACAATCCCGCTGTTTTCAGTGCCTCAAAGCCTTCAATTGGATAATTAAAAGCCTTGCCCGTGTCTTGCGCAGCCTGGTTTAAGGTGTCAAATACAGTGCCAAGCGCTGTGCCGATCAGCGACAGGCCAAAACCAAGCCCACCGCCAGCAAAGCCACCAGCGACGCCACCAGCAAGACCGCCAGCAGACGCTCCGATGCCCTGGCCAAACAGCAGGGGGAATGCGCCGCCGATCAAGCCTTCGCTAACGGCGCGGCCCGCCCTGGGGCCTACGCGACGGGTCAGGAAGTCGGCGTCAGGGGCACGACGCTCAAGCTGGCGGCCAATGTTACCGATCGTCTCGCGCAACTGATTATCAAGCCGATCAAACCCTTGAATTGTTGGGTCAAGGACTGCTCGCAATTCAGAAAGAGTGGCAGACAGGGTTTCAAGCTCGCGAGTCGAAAGACGCGAAACATCTCCGAGAGCATCGAGCCCGAGAAGGTTTGCAGCCTGCTGCGCCTGCCCCCCTTGGCCGCCCCCACCAGCACCACCAGGGAGTCCTCCAGCAGGCGGGCGGGGACCGCCGAAGCCGCCGTCAAAACCGGAAAACGCAGAGAGCCCGCGTGACACGGCGGAAGACACGCCGCCGCGAATTCTGTCAATACCGTCCTCGAAGGAGTTGCCAACGGAGAAGCCAAGCGCCTCGACTGAATTAAGAACTGAATCAGAAATGCGCTGAAGAACTGATCCTACCGAGCGAGACACGCCGGAGGCGCCAGGACCGCTGCCAGCCGAAAGGAGAGACTTCGCCTCGCCCGCGACCTGCTTAAATTCCTGATCGGGTGTTAGCGCCTTGCTCTGCTGAAGTCTGCGGGCAAGGCGGGCAAGGCTTAATTGAGCGCCGGATTTCAGTGCGCGAGAGACCGCATCAAATTCAGTAGCCCAAAAGTCTTTGCTTTCAAGATCACGGTCTTGCCAGAAATTATCCCTATCAACACGGAATTGCTTGATCCGCTCCGTAACAACCTTTGACGTATCTTCAGGTCTGTTTCGACGCAGATCAACCATAGGATCGACTGGGAACTGGGCTCCCGCCATACCAGGCGTTGGAAGCCGCTTGGTTCCCGTCATCTGGTATGGAGGGAAGAACGGGTATCCGCTCCCATAGCCTCCGATTGGTGGCGTTGAGCCGGGAGCAAAAATCCCGCTAACAGGTGGATAGCCACCTGTTACACGTCCACCGCCAAGGCGAAGCGCAACGTTGGGGTCAAGTCCAAAAGCCGGGCCGGGCGTCCTGGGGTTGCGAGTCCCAATATCCCCATAGTCGCGGTCAATGCCTTTTGAATTGAACGTGTCTTCAACTGCAGAACGGACGGACGGCCCAGCCGCAAGAACTTCCGCAATAAAAGTAGAAACAATATTTTTGACGATTTCTATTATTACCCCCGAAGGACTGTTAATTTTCCATACTTTTTCAATCGCATTCTTGACTGTGGCAAAGGCGCTTGTAGCAGCCTTTGCCATCTCACCGCTGCCAGATTGAATATTTTGCGCGAACGTGCTTGCCAGGTTTTGCGCAACCGGCTTACCTGTATTGAACTCGCGAACAATCTTGTCAATCGCCTCCGCAGGAGATGCGCCACCAAAGAATCTTTCGCGAGCGCCGCGAGCTTCTTGAAGACTTTGAAGAGCCTCCTGAAGGCCGGAGCCTGCCGTACCGCCGGCCTTGCCAGCAAGTCTCTCCTGCGCAGCCTTCCATCTTGGGCTCCCCGCCATGGTCGCAGTGCCAAGAATTGGCGACGCTGGGTAGCCCTTTTGAGCTTGCGTAAGCGCCTTGTCCGCCGCCGTCTCCGCAACTTTTGCCGCTCTTTCCTGGGCTCTCAAAGCTCTATCGGCAGCAGCCCGCGCCCGCTCCTGAGCCTGGAGTGCTCTAGGGCTTCCGGCCATAGTGGCAGAGCCTAGGATTGGCGAAGCTGGATAGCCTTTCTGGGCCTCTGCGATAGCCTTGTCGGCCGCCCTCTCCGTGGCGCGAGCCGCTGCCTCAGCCTTTCTCTTGGCGGACTCCTGGGCCGTCTTCCACCTAGGGCTGCCACTCATGCTTGCGCCACCAAGAACGGGCGAAGAGGGGTAGCCTTCCTGAGCTTCTTTCAATGCCCTGTCCGCAGCCCTCTCCGCAGCAGCCGCAGCCTGCTGCTGAAGCTTTGCGGCTCGTTCCTCCGCCCTGCGCTGAGTCGCTATCCGCCTTTCTACTGCGGCTCTATTTCGCTCTTGGGCTTGCAAAGCCTTGGGACTCCCAGCCATGCCTGCAGCGCCAAGAAGAGGAGAGGACGGGAATCCTTTCTGTGACTCTTTGAGGGCCTTGTCTGCAGCCGTTTCCGCAACCTTTGCGGCTCTTTCTTGAGCACGTAGGGTCCTGTCAGCAGCCTCCTGAGCCCGTTTCTGGGCTTGAGTGGCCCTAGGGCTGCCCGCCATGGCGGCTGTGCCAAGAATTGGAGAAGCGGGGTAGCCTTTTTGAGACTGGCGGAGGGCCAACTCTTGCGCCCTGCGCTGGGCTTCTACAGCTTTCGGGCTGCCAGGGAAATTTGTACCGCCAAGAATCGGAGATCTTGTAGCGTTTTTCGCAAGGTTGCCAGCTAACTTCTTGGACTCTCTTTCTACTCGGCTGATTGCAGCAGTCGCTGCCCGAACGGCTTCCGAGTAAGCTTGCTGATCGCCAGATTCCGATGTTGCGATTACCCTTGCAGCCCCGCGCCTCAAGCGATTGATTCGCTGGGACGGAACGACTCCACGCTCTGCAACAACGTCAAGCCTTTCTTGCAGCTTTCGACCGGCTTCAAAGCCTTTGCTACCAAGCGCCTGGGCGCGGTTGAATTCATTCTGTCTTTCTACTATCCTCCCCAGGCCAGTCGCAAGGCTGTTGATTAACGCAAGGTTGCGAGAAGCGCCTCCCCCAGCAGCCTGAAAAGCTGCTTGGATCTCGCGAGCCTGTTCCTGCAACCCCTGCGACAGGCCTCGCCCGCCGCCGCCTCGCGCAAGTTTTTGCTGCCTAGTTTCAAAAAGCTCAACAGCAGAGTTGAGCCGCTGCTGAACTGTTATTCTTCTTTCGGCTTGCCTTAGAATCCTTTCGTTGCCCTCAATCTGGCCTCTGATAGCATTTCCTCTCAAAATGCTATTTCTAGTTTCGTATATCAACTCCGCCCTGGCGCGGCTTAACCTCTCCACCGCTGCACGCCTATCCGCGAGCGCGTTAAGCCTTGCCTGCCTGTCTGGGTCTTGAGCAAATCTCCCTTTCTCGCCTCTCGGCAGCTGCGTACCTCTTACGCCAAGCCGAATCTGAGTTCTTTGGAGAGCTGCGCTTGCTACTTTCCACTTTGACTCAATCTCAGTGACTACAGCATTGACTTCATTCAGCTGGCCGAGCAGATTGTTTACATTTCGCTGACCCGTCAGTAAAATATCAATCTGAGCTTTAATGCTGGCCACGTCCTAAAGCCTCCTCGTGAGACGAGTCTAGCCAGGGAATCGCGGTGCTAGGATTTGGGTGCCTTAGCGGATGCCAGTCCCTAAGGCGTGACCAGCTCACTCGGAATGAACTGATGAAAGGAACTCTACCACCGGCCGGCACTGCATTTGGCCGCTTGCGCGTCTTGGGGAAGGGGAAGAAATATCACCATTGGCTGTGCGTTTGCGAATGCGGCAACAAAAAAGAAATAAACAGATACGCCTTGCTAAGAGGCGCGACAAAAAGCTGCGGCTGTTTTCAAAAAGAAGGCATGTCAAGGCTTATGTCTAAGCATGAAAAATCAGGCGATCCAATTTACAAAATATGGACATCAATGCGCGATCGTTGCAAAAATGAAAGGTGCAAAAGTTACGAGAACTACGGAGGCAGAGGCATTAAGGTTTGTGAAAGATGGGAAAAATTTGAAAACTTTTACGCTGACATGGGAGACAGGCCAGCCGGAAAAAGTTTAGACAGGATTGATAACGATGGTCCGTATGCGCCCTGGAACTGCGAGTGGAAAGAGCAAAAGTTTCAAAGCAGAAACAAGCGAAACAATATATGGCTAGAGTACGGAGGAAAGCGCCAAGTAGTGAAAGATTGGGCGAGAGAGATCGGCCTGCATGAAACGACAATTACATACAGACTGCAGCAAGGATGGACGGTTGAAGAGGCTTTGACAACTGCAAAATGGACAAAAAAAAGGAAGCCTAACGCTTCCTTTTGATCTTTTCCATTTCCTTCTGTTGCCGCTTGTTTTTAACAGCAAAATAGGCGGCCCACAAGGAAAATTCTTCGTCAGTTACCTTGCTTTTAAGTTCAAACAAAGTGCAACTGAGCATCTCTGCGAGCGAGAGCTGAAAGTAGAGTCTGCTATCAGACTCAAGTTCCTGCTCAATCGCTTTTCATGTCTGGCTCCTCATCCTCCTTTCCATTCGGCTTTAGCACAGCCAGGATAAGCTTTTGCAAGTCATCATCCAAGACTTCGCGCTTCAGCGCTGGAATGTCGCCAGCCTTGAAGATCTGCTCTCCGTTCTCGTCAATGGCTTTGGCGATAAGCAGTTGCATCGCAAAGTCATTTGCACTGTCAGACTTCGCATTCTTTTGCGCCTTCTCGCGCTCAACTGCTGCTAACGGAGAGCACCAGAATATAAACTCATCGCCATTTGCAAGAGTAACCTCCTGCTTAATAGGCTCAAAGTTTGCAGCCTTGCGAAGCTTGTCAATCGCCCGACCGAAGCCGGGGGAAGGAGCGGGAGCGGGAGTGGTAGCCATAGGGAACTCGTAACGTGTAGACTCTACCGCTCAAATGAGCCCGAGTCAATTAAGGGCGGACATGAGAATCCTACCCCGACCGAATGTGATCTGGTGAGCGCTGCTATGGTTGGCTATAAACAAAGATACCTCTTCATTATTTGCGAGCGAAATCATCCAACTTGTTACGAGCTTTGCCTCTTGCTGGCTACTACCGCCAAACGCTCGGCATTCAGTTGCATCAATTGATACGCCATTCTTGGCAAGCCTAATGCCAAGGATTTCATTGTTACTTGCTTTTGCATCAAAACTGCCATACACGCGAAACAGTTTTGTCAAGCTACTTGTGTTTCGCAGGCCAAAAGTATTGGTTGTCGCCAGCACCACGCCAGAAGCATTGGCTGAGTCAAAGGTCGCCGCTAGCCCAGTGGCTTGGTAGACGCCTTGAGAGGCCACTTCGATCGTCCCGGCAGTCATCCTGCTGGCCTGGCCGTGAAAAGGGGTTGGGGCGCCAGCAGGCCCCTGCGGGCCGGGCACTTGAACTTCAATCAGGTCAATGGTCATGGCTAAGGAGGGGTAGTGTAGCCTTCGCTTTCATAAAGAATTCCTTCAACATAGTATTGTCTCAGCCCATTGGGAGCGACAAGCATAATGTCATAGGGACATTCATCGGGAAGTGCGATCGTACCAGCGAAGGGAAGCTTCATCTCAAGAATGCCGCCAGGCTGATCAACCCAAGTCATCACCAAGTCTTGAAACTTGGTTGACCGATCAAAGTTCCAAACAGAGCCGAAGGGTGTGTAACCTGTCAGGTTAACCGCTGTGTCTTTGATAACTTAAAAGACAAAGCGAACGACTAAATCACGCCCTGCGCTAGAAAGGTGAGATTCTTCTGTACTGGCAGTGATGGGAAGGGTCATAGTAAAAAAACCCC